GCGTGTTTCGCGCGGCTCGAGACGACGCCCGTCGCCCCGCCGCGGCGCGCCTCGTAGAATTCCAGCTGTACGCCTTTGCGGAGATTCCCGCCGGCGTAGCGTCGACGAGGCGGCCCGATCGGGTACGTCGTTTGGAGCTCGTCCCGCATCCCGACGGAGGCCTCGCGGACGATCGCCGTCGCCGCGGCCTGGCACTCCTCCGGCATCCGGAGTAAGGCCGCCGAGAGCTCCGCGAGGCCGTCGAATTCGAGCGTCACCGGCGCCATTAGGATCGAATCACTTCCGTACAGAGGAGCTCTTGTTGGGGCGGGACGTCCGGCGTCAGCCGGAGCGCCCGCACGTCAAAGATCCGGCCTTCGTAGTCGCCGTGCACGACCGTGGCGCGCGCCGCGATCGTCATCATCGGATGCGGCTTTCCCGTGAGCACGTAGCTCGCGGCGCCTTCGACCGTCGCGCCGACCGTCCGCTCGAGCGCCTGGCCGGCCGTCTCGATTGCATAGCGCCAGTCCGGCGGATCGAGCGGGATCCAGGCCTCCGCGAATCCGCCGGCGGCGTCCGGGACCGGCGGCGCCGCTTTCTCGAGCCGGACGAGCGCCAGGATCGATCCGAGTCTCATCGCACGACCGGATCCCGCCGGCGCATGAGGAGATTCCCGAGCGCGGCCTCGAGCGCGTCGGCCGGCCGGCCTTTGTCGCCGAGATCGTCGCCGCGATTCCGCCAGTAGAAGCCCACGACGAGCAGCGTCGCGTGCTTGATCGGTTCGGGTACCGTGTCCGGCGTCCAGGCCGGATCCGCGCGATCGCTCAGATAGTCGAGGACGTCGCCGCTCGCGACGACGATCGCGCGCTCGAGCGCGTCCCGATCGGCTTGCGGGAGCGACGCCGAGAGGACTTCGGCGACTTGCCAGGCGGCCTCGTCGATCGTGACGAGCGGAGGCGCCGGGACGGGAATCGGATCGCCGGCGCTCACGAGACGGCCCTCAGATCTCGCCCGTCGCGGCCGCGTTTGATCGCGAGCGTCCAGGCCTTCGCGCCGGCCGTCGTCTCCGGCCGCGTCGTCGTCGGCTCGCGCGCCAGCCAGGCCGATCCGCCAAACGTGACGACGTCGCCGGCGTCATACGTCCGGCCGGCCTCGTAGACGCCGCGGTAAATCGGCCAATCAAACGCGAGGACCGCGAGCTCGCGGACCTGGCCGGCCTTCGTCGCCAGGATCGCGATCGTGCGATCGCCGCGGCGCTCGGCCGTGAGATCGTCGAATCCGAGGCCGTCGACGCCGTCCCGGCCGGCGGCGCCGTCGTGGCCGTCGGCGCCCGGCGGCCCTGGCACCGGCGCCCGCGTCTCGAGGACGGCCGTCCGCTCCCGGAGGCCGGCGAGCTGCTCGGCGACGGCCGCCGGCGTCTCGAGCTGGCGCGCCTCGAGCGCCGCGACGCGCGCGACGATCGGCGCCAGGGTTGATTGGATCGCGAGGACGACGGCGTCGGCCAAAGCGTCAGCTTGCATAACTGATCGTCTCGAGTTTCGTCCGGAGCGCCGTCACGAACGCCGCGAGCGTCGGATCGGGCGCCGGCAGCGTCGGCGCCGGGACGGGAGCAAACGGATCGCCGGCGTCGCGCGCCGCGAGCGCCTCGAGCGAGTAGTACTGCTGTTGCAGATACGGCGAATCGCCGCCGTCGACTTTGCCCAGGCCGAAGAACTTGTAGCGCGCCTCATTCGGCGAGAGCGCGCCGGCGCCGATCGAATCCGCGGCCGCCTTCGTCCGCGTCTCCGTATCCATCCAAATGAGGCCGTCAATGTCGAGCTCCGTCCCGAGATTGGCCGCGAGCTCGAGCCCGTCGTCCAGCGAATCCTCGAAATTTTTCAGGAGCGTTTGGAGACACTGCGAGTAGTACTGGCGGAACAAATATTCCTGTTTGCCGTACGGCGGTTGTTGCGACGTGTCGATCAGCGACACCGGGACGTGATAACACTTGCAGATCTCAACCGTCGTCCACTTCAATTGCTCGATCAGCTGTGAGTCGACGGCGGAGACGCTTAATTGTTCGTACTTGAGGCCGTCCGTCAGGACGGCGACATTGCCGTAATTCGGTCCGGAGAATCCCTCTTTCCACGACGCTTTCATCCGATCCGCTTGGTCCTTGTCGATCTTCCCTGGCGCCAGGAGGACGCCGGACGGCCGGGAGTTGTTGCCGAAAAATTGCGTACTGTTGTCTTGGATCTTCAGGCCTTGGAGCGCCGGCGCCGCGGCCGCGTAGATCGGCGAGATTCCGATCAATGGCTGGCCGGCCAATGGGTACATGAGATCGTGAATGATTTCCGACGACGGGATCACGACGCGGCCGGCCTCGAGGAGATCCGCGAGCGTCGTCGCCGCGGGATCGTTCGTGTCGAGTGTGACCTCGTAGTACACGGCGCCATCCGGCGCGAGGAGCGGCGTCACCTTGAGTGGATCGAGGATGTAGAGCGCGGAGACGACGCCGCGCGCGTCGCGTTGCTTGAGCACGTACGTATTCCCCGCGATGAGTTTCGAGAGGATCCATTGTTCGATAAATTTCGCCGTGATCTGGTAGCGATTCGGCCGGCGGAGGACTGGCGAGTACGCCGGGTTTTTCGTCGGCCGCCAGACGTCGTCGCCGTCGGCATCTTCGACGAGCCGGAGCTCGAGCTTTCCGATATCCGTCGCGATGAGTGTCACGCACGCGAAGGCCGTCGGATTGGCGAGCGGGGAATCCGGGACGAGCTCGGCGTTCTGTTGCCAGGCGCCCGTAAACGGTTCCCGGATGACCGTCAACCATCCGCGGCCGCCCCGGAGTGGACTCTCGAGACGCCGGATCGCCGTGACGGCCTTTGTCACGAGCGCGAGCGCGCGATCGACAAACTGCATAACTGAATAATCGGCGCCGCGCGCGCGCCCAGCTTAGGACGCGCCTCCGTGTGTCCCGAGCATCGCGCGCGCGGCCGCCGGCCTCGAGGCCTACGCCGACGGAGATCCCGTCAAGGGATACGCGGCGCCCGAGACGTACGCGACGGCCTCGTTACGCGCGCGTTGCCAGTTGATGTACCGCTCTACGCGGAGCCCCACCATGTTCTGTTGCCAGAGCGAGACGAGCCCGCCCGTCCCGTCCGGCGCGTCGGACATTTCGACGGAGGCCTCGCGCGAGACGTCGAGGAGGATCCCCTCCTCCGCGAACATGACGAGCTCCGGCGCGAGCGCGATGATATTCGAGCCGGCCGTTTGACTCGTGACGACGGAGAGCCCGCCAGGGAGCGTCCCGCCGTTGACCGTCATCCCCGGAAAGAGCGGCACGCCCGTTGACGTTTTCATGAGCGCGAGCGCGATCGCGTTGGTGTCGCTCATGATTACCGTGACGGACGAGAGCGGGATATTCGCCGTCGCGAAGGCGCCGAGCAAGGCCGCGAGATCGGCGTCCGGACTCGTCGACGGGATCGGCGTCAGGCCATTGGTAATCGACGCCGGATGGACGCCGGCGACGGCCGCGACGGCCGGATCGATAAATTGGCCGTCGAGAAACGCGACCATCGTGTCGATCATGATTCCCTGAACCGTGGAGATCGCGTCCGGATTGGAACGTCGGACGAGCTCGTCCGTCAGGACGACGATCGCGGCCGCTTTCGCTTCGCCGATCTGGACCTTGTCGAAGGCCTGTTTCGTCACTTTCTTCTTGGCGCCTTCGCCGACCCATCCGACCGATCCGCCGTCGGTCACGCGCGGAAGGTAGGTATTGAACGGGACGCGCCTCAGGCCAGAGATCCGGCCGATGATGGTTTTCGGCCGCAACAGATTGAGAAACGAGTTTCCGACTGGCGCGACGGACGGGACGAGCGCGCCAGCCCATGCGGGATCCGTCGTCGTCCCTGGCGCGACGGCGGCCTTGAGAAAGAGCTCCACGTTCGGACACTCTTTGGCGAACTCTTTCGCGAACTCGATCGCGAGCATCTTATCGCCGCGCGCGCGGCCTAGACACATAGCGACCATCGCGAGCTCGGCGCCTGGCGGGACTTTCGGCGCGAGCGTCGTCACGATTCCCGGCGCCTTGGGAATCACCGGGACGGCCGCGCTCTTGTTGATCGTCTCGAGTTTTGTCAGCCGATCGAGCTGCTCGTCAATCCGGACGATCTCGGCGCCGAGCTCGTCGTACTTCGTCGCGTCGTCGCCCGCGAGCGTCTCGCCGGCATCCGTCGCCTTCGTCATGAGCGCGACCATGGCCGCGGCCGTCGTCGCGCGTTTCTCCGTCCACTCGCCGATCGATTCCTGAATCGTTTTCATACTGGACCCCAAACAGATCGAGCTCGAGACGCCGAGCGGATCACGGCCGGACGCGGCCTTAATCGTGAGGATGGTTGCGTCGACATTGCTCGGAATCGCGACGAGCGAGAGCTCGCAGATCTCGAGCGCCTTTATGCGGAGGAGGCCGGAGGAGAGCCGCTCGAGCGCCTTCCCGAGCGTCCGGAATCCGATCGAAACGCCGCGAATGACGCCGGCGCCGATCGAGTGTGTCGCCTCGTCCGTCCGTGTCTTGAGAGCTCCCGGCTCGGCGACGTCGACGATCTCCGCGTCGAACGTAATCGCGTCCGGCGTTTTCGTCAGCCAGGCCAGGCCGATCGGTTGCTTTTGATCGTGATACCAGAGGAGCGGGACAGGATTCGTAAACGTGACGCCGGCGAGATCGATCGAATGGCCGTCTCGATCCGGCGTCGGCGTCGTCGCGATTCCGGAGAACCGACGGCCGGCGATCCCTTTCGTCTCGAGCCGAGCGTACGCGCGATCCATGGCGGATCGCGATTGTCAAGGTCTACTTAGGCGCCTGTCGAGTTTTGAAATCTTTTCGGATGATTCGGCGAATGACTTCCGGGAGCGAAATCGAGCGCCGGAGCGCGGCGCGCGCGAGCTCGTCGTACTGCGCCGACGGGAGCCGGACTGTTACGAGCGTTTCGAGCCGTGGACGTTTCGCCATGGCCTTAGCTTCCGAGGATTAACACGTCGTACGACGGCGTCGGCGGTTGGCGGACGAGTCGATCGATCAGCATGTCGAGCGCGACTTGTCCGTCGATCTTCTCGGCCGCGCGCTCTTTCGCCGGCCGGATCTCGCCGCGCGTCCCGTGTCGCACGACATAGTTTCCGGCCATCCATGTGAGGATCGGATTATCGCCATGACAGAGGAGGCCGGCGACGACGAGCTCGAGTTTTTTTCGGATCGCCTCGTTGAGTTGGAAGCCCTGGCCGGTGTGAATCATCGTGATTCCCTGGCCGGCCAAATGTTGCGCCATTTGCTCCGCGAAACGGTTATCGTACGCGACCTCGCGGACGCCGTCGGCCTGGCAGTCCGCCGCGATCGTTGTCTCGATCACGTCATAATCCGTCGTCGGCCCGTCCGTCACGACGAGGACGCCGGCGCGCCGCCAGTCGTCGTACGGCCGTTTCGGATACTTCAGGAGCGCGGACTCCGGAATCCAAAAGCGGCATTTCACGACGAGCCGGCCATCGTCGAGGATCCATCCGCGGACCCAGGCCGAGAAATCATCGGACATCCCGAGATCGAGCCCGCCGAAACATGGCGCGCCGACGAGCGCGGCGTCCGCCGGCGGCGCCTGGCAGGCGAGCCATTGCGCGAGCGCGATCGCGCGCGTGACGGCCGTCGTCCAGACACAGAAATTGAACCGGAGGAGATCCGACACGGCGTCCGGCCGCCCCTTCGCTTGTTGCACGAGATCGCGGAGGTACGACCACGGGAGCGAGACGCCAAGATTCGGATTCGCTTTCAGCCAATGCGGCCCCTCCGTCCGCCAGTCGTCACAGTCCGCGCAATCGTCGGCGGGAAACTCTTTCCCCGCGGCCAGGCACGCGGGACACGGATCGAGCCCGCAGACGTACGCGAACCAACTATCGTCGACGACGCCGCCCTCGAGGACTTGGCGCGAATAGTCGTGATCGTGCCAGCAAATCGACGTCCGATCGAATCCGCTATTCGTCGTCCGCATGACGAGCGCGTTTCGGCGGCCCTTGGTTCCGCGGCGCATCTTCGAGACGACGACCGGCGTCGCGTGCTCGTGCTCCTCGTCAATCAAGGCGCCATGCACGCGCTTACCGTCCAGGCCGCGCTTTTCGCTCGAGATCGCGCGGAGAAACGAGCTCGTCTCGATCACGGCGAGATTGTTCGCCGTTTGTTGCACGAGCGATCGGAGCGCCGGCGACGCGCGGACCATTTTCTCGGCGTCGGCAAACGCGATCCGCGCCTGTTCGCGCGAGACGGCCGCGAAATAGACCTGTGCAGCGGACTCGCCGTCGGCGACGAGGAGGTAGAGCATCAGCCCGGCGCCGTTCGGCGTTTTCCCGCAGCCCTTCGCGCCTTCGATGTACGCGTCGTGAAAGCGGCGCGTCCCGGCCGCGGTGTACCAGCCCATGAGCGATCCGTCGATAAACGCTTGCCACGGTTGCAGCCGGAACGGTTGGCCGTCGAGCGGATCCGTCCCGTCGTCCTCGAGCGCGTCGCCGGCGGCCGTCGCTTCAGGTAAGCAGAGGACTTCCGCGAAAAATTCCACGACGCGACGCGCCTCCTCCGGTCGCCAGACGAGGCCGCGCGCGGCGCCGTCCTCGAGATCGCGGAGATGGCGCGCGCACGCCAGGCGCGCTAGGCGCCCGACGACGACGCGGCCGGCGACGACGTCCCGCGCGTACGCCGTGACGGGATCGATCGGCGGATTCCGGGACTCCGGGATTCCGGGATTCCGGGATTGTTTCCCCGCGCGCGGAGCTCGCCGGCGCCGAGCTGCTCGAGGCCGCGCGCTCACGAGCGCCCGAGCGCGACGAGCCAGAGCACGACGAGCACGGCCGCGACGGCCAACACGAGCCAGAATTTCGTCTCGTCCGACATGGCCTGTTACCTCCGGAGAAATTTCTCGAGCGGATTCGCGCTCGGCGCCGGCGCGAGCGGTTGAATCTTCGTGACGCGCGCGCGCGCGCTCGGCGTCATCCCGAAATCTGACATCAGCGATCGCAGCACCGTGAGCGCCCGCGCGGCCATCGCGACGTACGGCGACGCCATGAGAAAGCCATTCGGCCCGACGACGACGGCGCGCCGGCGCGCCTGTGCGGCCGCGCGGCGCCAATCGGTAAACGCGACACAGTACGCCGTGAGCGCGTCGAGATCGAGCTCCGAGAGGAGGCCGTTTTTCGCGAGGAGCGGCGCGAGGCGGCGCCATTCTTTTTTGGCCGCGGCCTCGAGCCAGGCCGGCGGCGCCTGGCCTTCGTCGACGAGCGCCGGCGTCGGCTCGCGCGTCGAGATCGGCCGCCGGCCGGGATTCCCGCGGAGAAGTTTTAGTTGTGTCGGTACCGGCTTGCGACCCCGCACAGATTCCCTCGAGACCTCGAGGCCTCCGGCTCGCGCTCCGGCGTGGACGGCGCCGTGACGGCCGCGAGATCGCCGGCGCCGCGGCGCCGCCTACCCCCCCGGCGAATTTCGCGACCGCCCGCGGCCGCGGCCGCGATGGTTTGCAGCCCGCCAGGATCAAACAGTACCCCTCCCCCCCTCCTCCCCCCCTGGCCGCGATTCGTCGTCGCTCTGAGGCCCGCTAATGCGGCCGCCGTTTCGAGGCCTCCGATCACGGGAGCTCACAGTCCGGCCGTATCCGCCAGGCCGGCGGGAGGTACCGACGTACCCGATTGAGTCGGCGCGTCGCCTCCCATGTTCCCCGCACATCGACGACTGGCCCGACGCTCGGCGCCTCGTCGACGGAGAGACGTCGGCGGATGTGGAGGACGCCGACGTCGCCGAGCTCCATCCATTCGCCGAGCGATGGATCGCCGACGCCGGCGAGCTCCTCGCGCGCGCGCGCCTCGAGCGCGTCGGCCGAGAGTCGGCCCGTCGGATCGCGGACGCTTGCGTGCCAGACCGGCCCGCCGAGCTCGAGCTCCATTCACTCGTACCCAGAGTTAACGGTTAGGAGTACCGTGCATCCGTCGATCCGTCGACGCGCGAAACGTGGATGGATCGTTTCGGAGGCGAGTCGACAATGATTGGCGATCGCCGTGAGTTGTGGAGGCGTCACAGTCCGGCCCTCGTTTTCTTGGCGCCACAGGATAGGCAGAGTGCTTGCCAATTGTTCTCCTCATCCCAAAAAAGATCCGGATTCCCCTTGTGCGGGACGATGTGATCGACTTGGCGCGCGGCCGTCACGAGCCGGCGATCGTGACAGTCGCTCATGACCGGCGGCCGGCCGCCAGGCCGCATCCCGCAGAGCGGAAACGTCCGGAGAAACCGATGCGCGCGCGCCTCCCATCGGCGCGTATAGCCGCGCGCATGGCTCGAGCCGCGGCGTCGTTCCATTTGCGGCGCGTGACGCCGGCAGTACGTGACGCCGGGATCGAGGAGCTCCCAACACGTCGGCGCGGCGCATGGATGTTTGACCGGCACCTAGCGTCCATTGGTCCGCCGGCGGAACCGATCCGCATCCGGACACGTCGCCCAATGATTCAGCGATCGATCGACGACGGCGACGATCCGCCCGTCCGGGAGGAGTTTCTTTTCGACGATGCGGATCGAGTTGAAACACATTCGGCGGCCCGTCGCGACGATCGTCGCCCATTCGATCGCGGCCTGGCATCCGCGACACTGCGCGCGCTCGCGGGAATCCTGAAAGATCTCGATCGTCGGCGTCATCGGCCGGCGGCCTCGAGCGCCTCGAGCGCGCGATCGCGCGCGGCGTTGATCGTCGCCATGTCGGCGCTCCCGTGTCCCCCTGTTGACGTGTCAAGCAAAATCGACGAATAAAGAAATATTTTCAGCCGCTCGTAAACATCTCACCAGGTATCAACAACGCTCACCAGCCCTCGCCATCACCCGCCGTCATTTACGCAGTGGACGCCAGTGGACGGCCGCCAAGAAACCGGGTAGAGAATCTCTAGCTGCATAGGAGGCCGCATGAACTACCGCAGCTACCTCGAGTACCTCGCCTCGCCGGCCTGGCGCGCGCGCGCGACTCACGCGAAACGCCGCCAGGACTATCAATGCTTTCGCTGTTGCCGATCCGGATTGCCGCTCGAGGTTCATCACTTCACGTACGCGCGCCTTGGCGACGAATGGCCGGAGGATCTCGTCGCCCTCTGCGAATCGTGTCACGCCGCCGTACATGATCTCCTCCCGCATTTGTCGCGCGAGCAACAGGAGCTCCCGTTTACCGTCGCCGCCTAGAGGCCGGCCGCGGTTTTCTTTCGGTCCCTCGAGGGTCTCCCCTCGAGCCCTGTCAGCCCGCCCGCGCTTTGTGTTTCTCGAGCGCGTCGGCGTCGTCGTCCTCCGGGACGACGCGATAGATCGCCCGATCGCCGGCGCGCGTCTCGAGGAGCCGGAATCCGGGTTGCGGATAAATCGCGATGTAGCAGACGGACACCGGCGCGACGAGCTCGAATCCCTGGCGCGCGAGGAGCTCGAGCTCGACCACGTTGAGATCGTGGACGTCCGCGCGAAAGACGACGCGCCGACAATGGCGCGTGAGATCTTGGCCGGCGACAACGAGCCGCGTCGCGGCGCCGCCGGCGCCGTGCGGCGTCTCCGTGTGGAAGTAGAAATCGATCGCGTCGATCGGCTCGCCGTTCTCTTGTTCGCGTCTCATGCTCGAGGCCTCCGGCGCGCCTGGCGCCGTTCCCAGAATGGGCGTTGCCAGGACACCGTCACGACGACGAGCCCGCACGCCTGGCACCGATCGTCCTCGTTGACGACGTCGCGGCGTTTGGCGACCGTCCGGACGAACGGCCCGACATGGCCGCGCGAGCAATCCGCCAGAACGGCCGGCGCCGGCGCCTGGCCGGCCGCCTGGCGACGAGCCCGCCGGCGCGAAGGCCTCCGGATGGCCGCCGGCGATCGCGCGGCCTGGCGCCGCCTGGCCGGCCGAGCTCCGGCGCCCGTAAGTGGTTTGGGCCGATCGCCCTGATCGAGCCGGCGCGCCGGATGGACGGATGAAGATCGGCCGAGTTTTTCCCCCACTTTTCCCCCGATCGCGCGCCGACGTGCGCGGATGGCGCCGGATGGCCGGCCGCATTGCGCGCGTATTTCCTAACAATTTCGCCTGTGTCGGAGTCTGGCGGCCTATCGCCCGGAATCGAGATCAGCTTAGGAGGCGGGTGCTCTATCCGCTGAGCTACGGGCGCGCGTCAGGCCTAACTACTTGATTCTATTCGCTTTGTTCCCTTTCACCAGACGCGGCCCGCGCGCCGCCTTTTCCCTCGATCGCCCGTTTTCCCCCACTTTTCCCCCGATCGCGGCCGCTTTTGTCCCCGTTTCGGCCGCGGCCGCGGCCTGGCGCGCCTTGTCGTACGCCGCCTGTGCGTTCCGCGTCGAGCCCTTCCGGACGTGGAGGTACGTCGCCGTTTGCTCGATCGAGCTATGGCCGAGTCGCTCCGAGATCTCGCCGAGACTCCAGAGCCCGGACTCGAGCCAGCGACAGGCGGCCTCATGGCGGACGTCGTGGAGATGGAGCCCGATCCGCTTGAGCGCCGCGCGGGACGCCGCGTCGAAATCGCCGGCCGGCGTCCAGGCCGGCTCGATCGCGTTGGCGCGGAGGACCGTCGTCCGCCAGGCCTTGTCGATCGACTGAATCCGGCCGCCGTACTCGTCGCCAAACACGTACGCCGTTTTCGGGAGCGCGGCGCCGGCGGGATCGACGCCGAGCGTCTCGAGAATGGCGTCGAGCGGCGCCGAGATCTCGATCATCCGCGCGCCGGTTTTCCCCGATCCGATCTCCTCCCCGCGGAGGTAAATCGTCCCGGCGCCGCGATTGACGTCGCGCCATTGGAGCGCGAGGAGCTCGCCGACGCGCGCGCCGGTTTCCCAGAGCGCGACGAGGATCGCCCCGAGCCGGCGCGCCGCCGGCGACGTCCGCGTCTCGCGCGCGGCCTCGCGGAGATTGGCCCATTCGGCGTCGTCAATCCGGCGCGTCCGTTTCGCCGCTTTCTTGCGCGCGAGGCGCCGGAGTTGATCTTTCGGCGTCGTCTGAAAGAGATCGGCGCCGATGTATCCGCGCCAGGCGGCCCACGACCAGAGCTGGCCGAGCACCGTCCGGATCTTGTTCCACGTCGAGCGCGCGAGCTCGCCATTCGGCCCGCGTTGCGCCGCGCGGAAGTGGACGAGATCGTCGATCGTGATCGTCGCCATGTCGCGATCGCCGAGCCGGCGGCCGCCGGCGCCGACGTGACCGACGAGGCGCGCGATCGCGGCCTTATCGTTCGTCTTGGAGTTGGGTTTCTTTTCGACGTCGGCGTCGATGACCGACGTCTTGAAGGCCTCCGCGATCGCGAGGAGTGTCGTCGGCCCGTCAGCGGCGCGCGTGGCGGCCGCGGCCGGCGGCGTATAGGCCTTTGCGGAGACGTACGTCCCGTTGCGGATGGCCGTCCGGATGGCCTCCCAGATCTCGATCGCCTGGCCTTTCGTCTCGATCGTTTTGCCGAGCACGTCGAGCGCGTAGCGCGTGACGTTCGGCGCGTACTCGCGGCCCTTGTACCGGAATTTTTTCCCGTACCACGCATCCGGACATTTCGTCCACTTCGCCGGCCCGCAGTCGCAATATTTTTCGACGTCGGCCGTACTAGCGCGCGCCATGGTTCCCGCCTTCCTGGCCGGCGAGCTCGGCGCGGAGCTCCTCGAATAATCCGCGGACGTACCCGACCGTCGCGAGCTGCGCCTCGAGTGCCTCCGGCGTCGTCGCCATATGCGTCCGGAGATAGTCGTCGATCGCCTCGCGGATCATCGCGGAGACGGCCTGGCCGGAGTCGCGCCGGCGCCGCTCGAGCGCGGCGCGTTGCGGTTTGGTGATGCGGAGGAGGAGCGCCTCCGTCGGTTTCCGTTTCGACATGCTCGCCAGTATATCACGAGGATATATCGAGCTAGATTCGGCCTATTTCCGGCCGCGTTTGTTGAACGGGAGCGGTCCGCCGGCGGCCGGATCCGGGACGATCTCATGCGGCGTCGAGAGCGCGACGAGCCAGGCCTCGAGCCACGTATCCCGAATCCGGATGTCTTTGCGATAGCCGAGCCGCGATGCGCGGAGCCGGCCAAGTTTGATGTTTTGGTAGATGAGATCCGTCGAGCATTTCGCGCGCGCCGCGGCCTCTTTGACCGTCAGCCAGACGCCGATCCCGATCTCCGGTGTGTCGGTTGTCGCAGGAGGCATATTGTCAATCCGTTTCGACGATCGCGACGTCCGGGAGCTCGGCGAGCATCACGTCGCGAATCACGCGCCGGAGCTCCTCGCGATTCGCCGGCGTATCCTCGATCGCGAGCGCCGCGAGGAGCTCTGGGAGCGAGAAATGGAGCGCGCCGGCGGTATCGACCCAGGCGCCCGGACCCAGGCGCGACGCGAGGCGCCGCGTCACGGCGCGATCGGCGCTCATAGCCGCGCGCCGTCCAGCCGGCGGCCGCCGTTCCCGTAGCCCCAGACGAGGCCGTCGGTTCCTTTGACGTTGTCGTACGTGCACATGAGGTACCACGCGCGACAATTCGCATCCTCCGGTGTACAGGCCGGCCCGCGCGGCGTTCCGATTCGCGGATCGCCGTTCTGGATTTGCGAGCCGTCCGGGAGCGTTTGCCCGGCGTAGTAGTGTTGCGGCGTTCCGTCGAACATCCAAAAGGCGAGATCTTCCCAGTACCGGAATTTGTGGCCGTACGGTTGTTGCGCAAATTGCCAGAGCGTATCGACCGCGCGATCGGCGGCGTCTTGCGTCGTCCAGTCCGAGATCCCTTGGTAGTTGAGGCCGTCGATCGACGTGTTGAGATCGTCGTACCAGCCAAAGCGGCCGCGCGGATCGCCGTCTTGAAACCATGACGTGACGTGCGGAGAGAAATGGAGCCAACACGAGACGCCGGCCGCGTGACAGCGATCGCCGATATGTTTGATCGCCGTGATCGCGTCGGGCGCCGTGCGATTCCAGAGATCCCACTCCCAGGCCGGGACGACTTCGTCGACGACGGGCAGGAGCGCGTCGAGGAGCGGATCGGCGTACGCGGCCCATTGCGTCGGATCCATGTTCCCCGGCTGAAAGTATTTCGATCCGAGCATGACGCCGACGTACGGGACGTACTGCTTGACGAGCTCGCACGTCGAGACGAACTGGCCGAGCGTCCGGCCGGCGCCGGGCGGCGCCGTCGGCGGTTGGACCGGCGACGCCAGCGAATCGGCGGCGCTCAAATAGAGATGCGTATAGCCGTACCCCGCGTACTCCGTCAGGTACTCGCGTTGGAATCCGAGATCGTAACGATCGACAAACCACGAGAGGATCCGCTCCGGATGGATCGAGCTGGCGCCCGGCACGACCGGCGCGCCGTCGATCACGACGCCCCACGCATCCCCGCGGAGATAGTTTCGATCGTCGGTTGGCGGCCAGGCCGCCGGGAGCGTCGTCGCCCAAGGCGCGCCGTCGCGGTCCGGCCGCGGGAGCGGCGTCGGGAGCGGAGGCCGGACGATCGGCGGGACCACGATCGATCCGCGCGTGGCCGTCGGATGGAGGAGCACAGTCCGCATAGGAGGCCTCCCGTCAGCAATTCGGCAGCTGTACGCAAAAGTACGAAAAAATTTTGTCGCCGGCGTCCGGCCGCGTCCACGACGTTTTCACGCCGACGCCGACGCCGCCCCCGAAGATCTCGTACGCCTTCGCCTCCGTGGCCTTGGAAAAACTGGCGTACTCGTTCGGGTTTTGCGAGACGTACGTCCCGTCCGATCGTTTGAGCGCGACTTGGCCGTCGCCTTTGTCCTCGAAACTCTGGAAGATGGAATTCGGAATCGGCGCGTGCTCGAGAAACGAAAACGGATCGTGATAGAGCGCGTACGACATGACGGACCTCCTCTAGAGTTTCGATGCGAGCGGCTCGAGTCGAATCACGGTATACGCGCGGCCGTCCGCGGAGACGGACTGCGTTGGCGCCGGCCGCTCGGCCCACGCCGGCGAATCGTCGCGGAGCAAGCCGACGCGGACGAGCGCGTCGACGACATGCTTTCCCGAAAACGCGAGGTTATCGACGTCGCGGATCATCTGTTGCGGCCGCGCAAGCCATCGCTCGATCACGACGCGCCGCGGAGGCGCCTCGAGTGTCACGCGATCGCCGTAGACGCGGCGCCGGATGTACGGCCGGCCGTACCCGCCGACGTCGAGCAAGGCCGCCAGGAGCAAGGCCTCCCAGGCGAGCCGCTCGCGTTGCTTCACGCGCCAGTGACGCCAGAGCGTCTCGTTGGGCGAGCGGAGGAGCCGCGGGAGCGTGAACGACCAGACGTCCCGATGCGGATCGTACGAGCACGTCGCGCGGAGGAGCTCGAGCGTTTCCCGCGTCGACAGCTTTTCCACAGGCCGCCGGCGTCCTCGAGCCGCGCGCGGCCGGGATCCCTTTATGGCCTGTGTTTTCGGCCATCCACAGGATCGGCAGAGCGCCGGGAGTGTCGTCGATCGCGATCGTTTTTCCACAGTTTCCACCGACCCTAACTAGCTTGTTGCTACTGAAAGTACCCCGTACGTACAAGAAGCATTGCGTTGGCAATGCAAACGCAATGCGTTGGCATCATTCGCCGGCCGCCTTCCACCGTCGAAACGCGGCCGCGCGCGCGACGGAGCTCCGCGATCGTTGGCGCTCGCGGAGCCGCTCGAGCTCCGGGAGGACGAGCCGGCCGCCGTCGTCGGCGAAACATCCGCCGATGTGTTGCCAAATCCGCCGCTCGAATTCCGCCGGCGCCATCCGGACGAGGACGGCGAGCGCGCTCGGATCACTCGAGACGACGCGCTCGAGCCAGGCATAGAGCGCGAGCGTTCCAAACGCGCCGCGTTGCTCGAGGTTCATCGCTTGAAAGCGGACGGACGCGAGGATCCGCGCCGGATCAATTTGCAGGAGCGACGGCCGGCCGATCACGACGCGGCGCCTCGTCGCGGCGCGTGGACGATCCAGCCGACGGTACGGACCTGGCACCAGAGACACTCGAGCCAGAGGATGCCGTCGCCGTCGCCCCGAATGACGAAATGATGCGCGCACCGGATCCCGGCGAGCGCCGCGAGCCAGGCCGGGATCATGGCCCTGGCTTACTCGCGCCGCGGCCGGGCGAGCGCGTCCTCGAGCGCCTCGTCGCGGAGGCCGGGTACGCCGAGATGGCGCTCCCGTTCCCGTCGCGCGTCGCCGAGCTGCAGCTCGAGCAGTTGACCGAGTTGGAGAAACGCGCCGAGCACGACGGCACGCATGAGCGGATCATCGCCGACCGTCGCCGCGAACAACGACGCTGCGATCGTGTGGACCGCCGCGCGCTCGAACGGCGAGCACACGCGCGCGGCCAGTGCTTCAGACTGTGAGAACCGTTGCCCCGAATCGTGGATCACGTCGACGCCTCCAGTTTGAGAAACGAGCCGATCGATGGTTGGGAGACATCAACCAGCCCACGAGAGACTAAAACGTCGCCGCCGATCGTCGAGGCCGCCACCGTAAACGCGGGAAAAAGACTCCGTCAAGATCTGGTACTTTTGTCATTCGCCCGACAAGATCTTGGCCTGTGCCATCCGTGGCCCGACCGTTTCGCCGCCGGCCCTATAGCCGGTAGTGGCCGCCGATTGTGAAAGTTTGTGTACATGATAATGACGACATAGTCATATGTATAAACGACAGCCGACAGGCCGCCGGCGCGCGTGGGACGATACGGCCGCCAACATGGGAACTCTCGACGACCGGGCGCGCGCCCGCGTGGCCGCCTGGCTGGCCGCGCGTTCCGACATCACGCAAGAAACGATCGCCGCGGCGCTCGGCGTCAGCCAGGGCCACATCAGCCGGTATCTCCGCACGTCGATGCGGTTGCGTCTCGACGATCTCGAGATCGTCGCGCGGCTCTTTGGCCATACGATTTGCGATTTGCTGGACGTCCCGCCCGATCCGACCGACGCCGAGCTCCTCGAGTTGACGCGCGCGCTCACCCCGGCGGCCCGCGAACATTTGATCGGCTTGTTGCGCGAAGGATCGACCGGCGCGCGGCCGCGGCGCCGCAAGAAGCGCCGCGCGCATCGCTAACGATCCGATCACCAGCGGTGCGGCTCGCACGTCCAGCCACAGACGCCGCGACGACAGGCGGCGTCGACGAGGATCTTGACCGGCGCGCCGTCGGGACAGACGAACGACGCCGGCGGATGCAAGGCGCGCGCGCCGAGCTCGCGCTCGAGCGTCACACAGCCCGACGCCAGGCCGGCGAGCGCGACGACGACGATCAGCCGATCCGCGTGGCTTGCCAGGCCCATTGCTGCGAGGCGCCCGCGTTTTGGCCGCCCTCGAGGCCGAGCGTCCAACCGCCGGCGAGCCAATTCAACCCCGTTAAGGCCGCCGACGCCGTCACATGGCCGAGCGGCGCGACCGTCCCCGGCGCGGAAATCCCCCCTCCGAAGACTTGTGTAACGAGCGTCGAGCTATTTTGCCCGGCCGTCCGCAACAAAATATCGAAGATCGACGACGACCAGACCGCAATGGCGTTGCCTGGCAGCAAATCATGGAGCGTCACGATCACGCCGATCCCGGAGGCCGTCAGATAGAGATTCGTCCCGCCCGCCGAGAGTTGGGTCAATTCGATATTGATCCGGACGGCCGACGAATAGAGGAGCGCCGGCATTGGGACGAAGGAATCGATCACGCCGGACGTCGTCGAGCGCGCGCCGAATCGCGAAAAGAGCGGCGCGCCTTGATAGCCGGCGCCGGCGCTCGCGATGGACGACGCGATCGCGGCGTCGATCGGATCGAGGAGGACGCTTTGGATTTGCGCTTTGTTCCACTTCGTCCCCTTGGTGTTGCTCCCGTCGTCGTCGATCAGTGCATTGAATGGAGCTCGATCGATCGCGGCCATCGCTACCCTCGATCCGTGATCACGCGCCGGAGGAGATCTTGGAGTTGGTACCACGTCGTCCCGGCTTCGACCGTCCGGAGCGGCTCGAGCGGTCCGGCGATCCCGAGCTGCGAGATCGTCACGGATTGGACGACGAGCGTCGCCGTCACATTCCACGGCGCCGGCATTGCGATCGGCACCGAGGCGCCGGCTTGGAGTTTCGGATCGCGCGCCGTCAGACGGACCTTGAGCTCGGCCGCCTTGAAGGCCGCGAGATCGGCGTCGCCGGCGGCGTTGGCCGTCGCGATCGTCGTGATCGTCTCGTCGTCGATCCGCGATTCGTGGACGCCGTCGCCGCCCTCGAGCGTCGCGAGCGCCGCCTGTGCGGCCGTGTCGTCCCGTTGGACCCAGAGCGCGACGGAGGCGCCCGTGAGGAGCCCGACCTTGACGGCGCCGGCGCCGCTCGCCGGGACGCCGAGCAATTGCCCCGGCGCGCCAAACGTCCCCGTTTGCTGACCGGGCGCCGGGACGCCGGCCGCGGCCTGGCCGGCCGGGACGGTATCGAGCCAGGTTGTCGTCAGGTTGTCGCTAATCTCGTTGACGCGCCGGTAGACGACGGGCGTCGTCGGTCCCTGATAGCGATAGATCCGGCGCGCCGAGACGCGCGGATCGCCCGTCGCGATCGCCGTCACGATCGCGGCGCCGCCCGTCGTGTTGGCCGTCGGAGGCGGCCCGCCGCGCGCGCTATCGCGAATCTCGTCGCCGTACGTGAGCGCGCCGCCGGCCGGCGGGATCGTGATCGTCCCGACAAACCCATACTGTGACGGATTCGTCGGCGCCGACGCGAGGAGCGGCGAGCGCCAGACATTGATCGCGACGATCCGCGCGTCGCGAATCGCGTCGGCCGGGATCGACCAGTTGACTCGTTGCGCGTTGATCGTCGTCGGGACTGTCGTCGTATTGATTTGCTTCGACGCGCCGAGCTGCGTTTCATGGCCGGCGCTATCGACGGCCGTCACGACGTACCAGTAGTTTTGTTGGGGATAGAGCCCTTTGTTGATCGTTTCGACGGATCCGCCGAGATCTTGGAGCGTGAACGTCCAGCCCGTGAGATCGATCGGATCGACGGCCGTGAGATTGAGATAGCCTGACGGCCCGGCGGCCGTTTCGGCCGTGTCGCTCGCGTACGTCGTTTGCCACCAGAAATCGCCGACGAGCGGTCCGGCCGTCGATCGAAAGAGCGCGCCGATCGTGGCGTCGGCCGGGTTGCCACTGATCGAAAACGTGGCCGTCGTCGCGCTCGGCACGGTCCCGATCGTCCAGCGACCCACGAACGCCGCGACGCCGCAGATCGGGATCGTGATCGTGACGCCGGCCGCCAGATTATGCGGCGTCGCCGTCGTCAGCGTCGCGACGCCCTGCCGCGCGCGGATCGCCGTGATCGACGTCGCGAGGCGCACGGTCCCGCCGTTCTGCGTCCAGCCGCCGGCGACCGGCGTCACGGCGATCTGAAATTCCGTCGCCGACACGATCGCCGACACGGTCCCGAGATTCATCATGATGTTCCCGGCAAACGCGACGAATGACCCGACGGCGAACCCATGCGCCGCCGTCGTCACACAGCGAATAAAGGCCGCATTCGCCGTATAGCTCACAAACGAGACGCCGACGGCCGGCGGATCCGCGGCCGCGATCGGCACCGGCGCCGGAGGCGGCGCGACGATCGGCCCCGATCCCGGCGGGACGCCGGGCGCATAGCCGGCCGCTTGCACGCTCGCATACGAGACGACTTGACCGTCCTCCGAGATCACCGTCCCGGATCCCGGCGCGAGGAACGGCGTCACGTCGGCCACTTGGAGACTCGTCGCGCCGGCGCCGGCCGCGGCCGTCAGGAGGACGGCGACGCCGCGGACATAGACGCGCGTTCGGACTTGCGCGAGATCGAGCGCGGCGTCGAACGTCTCGCACGTCGCCGGCGTAATCGGATCCGCCGGCGAGAGCTTGATCGCCGAGCGGAAAAACTGAAGATCGCGCGCCAGGAGTTTCCATTTCGCGCCGATCCGATTCGCAATGTCGGAGAGCGCCGTCGAGATCGGTTCGCCCGTAAACGTGATCGCGATCGCCGGGAGCCCGCGCTCGAGGCCGTTGATCGTAAAGCCCGGCGCGTACCGCGTCATGAGATCCGCGACGATCGCGTCGGCCGCTTGCGTCGCATAAATGCCAAACGCGAGCCGGCGATCGAGAAGCCAGGAGAAATCCGTCCCCTCGAGATCGAAGGCCGGCGGATTCGTCGGCGCGCCTTCCTTGACTTCCATCCGCCGGAGGATCGTCCCGGCAAAGATCGCGCTCTGCGGCGCCGTCGTCCCGCGCGCGATGCGGATCTCCTGGCCGGGTTGCGGGATCACGACGGCCGGGACTTGAGGCGGGATCGTGTCCGAGACGCGGATCGTGAGCGACGCCGGCGTCGCGTTGATCACGTCCCGAATGAGCGCCCCGATCACGCGCGCGCGGAGGCCGGCGCCGGCGCCCGCGGCGCCGCCCGTGATCGTGACGTACACCGTCGACGGCCCGAAATTGAGCCGCGCGGCGTTGAGCCGCATCACGTTGAGGATCGCGTACCCGAGGACGGCCATCGTCAGCCGTTCCCAAATTTCCGGACGCCTTTAAGCGCCGACATGACGGACTCGTTGACGGCCGAGGAGAACGACGCGCGATCCGTCGAGAGCATCCCATTCATCGTGAGATTGACGGTTGTCCCGGCGAGCGCCGCTTTTCGATCGGCGCCGGGTGTTTGAATCATCCCGCCGTACCCGCCGACGATCGCCTGTGCTTCGCCGATCGTGTACCCCTGCGAGAGCAAGCCCATCACGCGCGGATCCGTCCCGCTCCCGACGCCGGCGCCGGACGTTTGACTCGCGACGACTTTCGCGGATTGCTCAGCCCACGAGACCGCCGATTGCAAGGCGGACGCGAAACTCGAGGCCGCGCGCGTCGCGCCGTAGTTGGCTTGCGTGACGGCGCCCGTCGACTTCGCGGCCTCTGTGTTCGCGCCGACGACGACGGAGAGCGAATCGGCGGCCTTCCGCGTCGCCTCGTCCCATCGCTCCCAAATCTCTTGCTCGCGCGCCGTCGTGTCGATCCCTGGCGCGATCGCCTTGCTCCGTCCGAGCTCGGCCATCTCTTGTTGGTACCGCGCGAGCGGATCGCCGAGCGCGTTCCCGCCGAGATCTTGGCCTTGCTTCGCCGCCAGGCGCGCGCGCGCCTCGAGCTCGAGTTGGAGTTGTTGGTTTTGGAGATTGAGGAGTTTCTCGCGTTGCGCGATCTCGGCCGCGAGGATCGCTTGTTGCGTTTTGGCGTTGGCCGCAACGACTTCGTTGCGCGTTTTTTCGTTGGTTATGAACTGGAGCGCCCAGTCCGCGAGCGTTTGCTCGGCGGCCGCCAGTTGTTGCAGCTGTACGAGCCGCTCGGCCGGCCCGACGCGATCGGCGTAGAGCTGGGACTCGAGCCGGAGCGTTTCGCTCGCGGTCTGGTAGTACTGCCGCATCGTTTGATCGAGCGCCGCCAGATATTGCGCTTGTTGCTGGAGCTCGAATTCCGCGCGACGGCGCGCGTCCGTCTCCTCGTCGAGATCGCGGCCGAGTTTCCGATGGGCGTCGCCGGCGGCCGCGGCCTGGCCGCGCGTCTCGGCGAGATGCGTCGACAGCGTTTGGAGCTCGCCGGCGATCCGTGCGGCCGCGGCGCTCGCGCCAGTCGCCGCGCGCTCGAATCCGCCGATATTGTCGGCCGTCTCGCGCAATTGATTCGCGACGCCGGACAAGGCCGGGACGGTACTCGCGACGGCGGCCGCGGCGCGGAGGTACGTTTGAAAGGCCGTGAGGTAATTCGAGACGGCGCGCGCCGCGAGCGCGGCCGCGTCGGCCAGGAGCGCGAGGCCTTTCACAAAGACGATCGTCGCGTCGGAGACGAGGTTCATCGCCTCGCGGTTGTCTTTGAGCTCGGCCGTCCATTGCGCGACGAGATCGGAAATCCCTGTGACGGCCTCGAGAACCGTCTCGTTTTGAATGACGGCGCGGCCGATTCCCTCCTCGAGATTGTTCCAGGCGTTGGCGAGCTGCTGAATCCGGCCCTCGTACGTTTGCGCCGCGGCCGCGGCCTGGCCGGAGAGTTTCCCGTTGATTTGATCGAGCACGGAATCAAACGACGTGAATTGGTCTTTCGTCTCCTCGATCACGATCCCGGCGCGCCGGAGGCCTTGCGTCGAGCCCTCCGCGGCCCTGGCGACGAGCATCGCCGCCGACGCGAGATCGGTTTTCATGACGGCCGCGAGATTCGCGCTCGCCGTCAAGGCCTTTTCCATGTCGCGCGGCATCACGTCGCCGACGGCGACGAGCAAGGCCTCCGCGCTCTGGACCGTATCGTCGGAGAACGTCGTCGTTTTCTGGAGCGCCGCGGCGTACTCGGCGTACGCGGCCGTGACTTCCGGGACGGCCGTCCCTTGTGCGACGAGCGCCGCCGTCAATTTCGATTCCGCGGTTTCGGCGTCGGCGGCCGCCGTGACACTGGCCGCGACGGCGTCCGTGAGCATCCGCCAGGCCGCCGTGACGGCCGCGATCGCCGTGCCGATCGTGGCAAACGTCCCGAGCCACGTCGTAAACGTGGCGGACATCGTCTCCGTTTCGTTGGAGACTTGTTTCTCCGCGGCCGCGAGATCGCGGAGCGCCGGCGGGATCTCGATCCCGAGCGCGGCCATTTTCCGGACGGCCTCCGCGGCCTTCGCGCCGGCGGCCTCGAGCTCCGTCGCCGTCAGTTTCGAGACGCCGCCGATCTCCTCGATCGCGCGCGACATCATCGTCGCGTCCTCGATCAGTTTCCGGCCGGAAAACTGATCGACCATTTTGTTGAGCGACTTCCCGACCTTTTCGGCGTTGTTCTGCCAGTCCTTGAGCTCGGCGTCCGCGCGTTGGACGGCCTCGTAGAAACTCGAGAAATCCGCGATAAACCGAGCCGTGATCGCCATGGCTTACGCGCGCGCGACGGCCGCGAGCGCCGGCAGATGATCGACGAGGACGCTATAGACGTCGGCCGGGATCGCGTCGAGCTCCTCGAGCGTCCAGCCCATCACGCGACAAATCATGAGATCGCTCATGACGCGATCGCCGTACTCCGGGTTTTTTTTTCCGCGTCGGCCGCGGCCCGCGCGGCGTCGTCGTGTGTCGTGACGGCGTCGAGTATTTCGCGGACGGCCGCCGGCTCGAATTGCGCGAGCGTCGCCTCGAGCTCCGTCTCCGTCGCGTCACGAATCGGCAAGGCCTGGCCGGCGAAATCGACGAGACTCCAATCGACGAGATAGACGGCCAGGAGCACGATCCCGGCCTTCATCACGTCTTTGGTCTCGTCGCGCGCCGCTTGCATCAGCCGGCGCGAGTCGCCAAACGTGAGCCGCTTTTTGACGATCAGATAGTCGCCGTCGGAGAGCTCGAGCTTGACCGTATCCGGCGGGACGAGACGACACCGAGCCATGAGATCACCTTTCCAGGCGGCCGCCGAGCATCGCGCCGAGCCGCGCGCCGTCCGCCGAGAGCCGGACGGAGACGACGCGCCGGCGCGCCTGGCCTTTGCCGTACGGGAGGACGGCGACGAGCCCCGGATACCCGAGATACATCGGCGAGTACGAGACGACGACGGCCGTCAAGGCGCCGCGACTGTACGTCCAGGCGCCGAGCTCCGCGGCCCGTCGATAGCCGGCCTCGAGGACGCCGCGATCCCCGCGGAGCTCGATCGCGTTCCGATCGAGCATCTACGCCGGCCGCGCGGCGTCGCGGACCCACGCGCCATTGGCAACAAACGAGCCCTTGACGCCGACGGCCTTCGAGACGCCGCTCTCGAGCGAGACGGAGACCCAGGCCGGCCCGCCCCAGTTCTTGTCGACCAACCACGACGGGTAAATCTGCATCTTGACGCCGTCGGGTGAGTCGGCCGCGTCGAACAGCGTATCGGCCGTTGAATCCCAGAAGCCCGTAAACGTGCCCTTCATGTCTTGCAGCCCGCGCACGTACGTTTTGTTCGGCGAGCCAAACGCCGTCGTCTCGACGGTATCGGCGCCCGTGTCGAGCGTGAATTCCGTCATGAGCGAGAGCGGCTCGAGCGTCCCGGCGGCGCTCGTGGACATGAAGATCACGCCGTCTTTGCCGTGCGTGGCCGGCGGATTGACGATCGGATTCGGCGGTATCACTGGCGGCGTCATAGGTCAGTCCTCCGGAAGTGGTTGAGCGGAAATTTCATAGAGCCCGCCGATGTACTGCCAGCGACGGCCCGTCGTGTCGTCGATCGATTCGTTCCGCGTCGCGTGCTTGTACTCCGCGTTGATCAGCCGATAGCCGGCGATCGGGATCGGCGCGTCGTCCATCCGCGCGCGGATCGCCGCGGCCGCATCGCGCGCCGGCATCGCGCTCGAGTCTTGAACGATCGCCGCGATCTCGTACCGAATCGTTTCCCAGGCCACGTCGCCGGGAAAGACGCGGACGACGTCGGGCGCGTCGGCAAGATCGACGATCGCGTACCGCGCGGCGCCCTCCGGCGCCGTTTTGAAGTAGACGCCATCCGGGAGCGCGGCCAGGATCGCCGGATCCGCGCGGAGCCAGTCCGTCACGGCGCCATCAATATCCGCGGCCGCCGGCGTCGTCATGCGGCCGTCTCCGTCACGACGAGCCCGAGCGATCGACAGAATTCCATGAGCCGCGAGAACATCGTCCGCCGATAGCGAATCGCCGTTTTGACAAAGAGATCGGTTTTCGGCATGGCGCCGCGCGTGACGCCGGCCTTGTATTTCCCGCGGCCCTTGAGCGTCCGCGTCGTCGTCCCTTTGTCGTACAAGTACGCGTGTTTCGCGCGGCTCGAGACGACGCCCGTCGCCCCGCCGCGGCGCGCCTCGTAGAATTCCAGCTGTACGCCTTTGCGGAGATTCCCGCCGGCGTAGCGTCGACGAGGCGGCCCGATCGGG